AGGTACTAACGGCCGTTGAGACCGAGATCAGCTGGCGTGTGCATAGTTTGCAGACAGCGGGGGTGTAGGGTATGGCGAAGAATAACTACTGGATGAAGCTTTGGTTTGAGATACTGCGCGACCCTAAAATGGGCATGCTGCCAGACCGTCTTTGGCGGCGTGTCATTGAGCTTTTTCTACTGGCTGGGCAATTTGGAAATGAAGGATCACTTCCAGATGAGGCAACCATTGCATGGCACCTGAACAAGTCGGTTGCGACCATCCGAAACGATCTAAAAAGCATTGCGAAGCTAGGGATAGTTACACAGCTAAATGATGGCACATGGGCGGTAACAAACTTCAAAAAGCGTAATGCTTCCGTTAGCGCAGCGAAACGCGTTAAGGATTTTAGAGATCGCCAGCGTTACGGAAACGCACTCCAAGAGGGCAACGCAGAGGATAACGATGTTGATAACGATGTTGATAACGAAAGTGCTAACGCAAGTGAAACGGGTCGTTACCAAGAAGAACAGAAGAACAGAAGTACAGAGTTAAAAGATCCTGAAGAGGTTGCGCGCGCACGCGCGCGTGAGGTTACACGCAATGCTTTTGAGGTGTATGAGCAGGCTTGCGGGAGTTACAGCTCCATCATTGCCGAGAAGATACTTTTAGCGATTGAGGAATATAGCGAGCCCTGGGTAATAGCCGCCTTAGAGGTGGCCATCGAGAATAACAAGCGTTCATGGTCTTATACCGAGGCAATCCTGAAGCGATGGAAACTGGAGGGCTTTAGGTCCGACAGGCGCAGAAGCGCTAAGTCTAAGCCTGTAAATCAGGGGCTGGACGTCGTTAGAGCGATGGCAGAGGCCGAAGGTGAAACTCTGGATGGCGTTTTGGGCGACTTGAGCACATTTGGGCAATACACGCCACCAGACGGGCAGGTTATTGATGTGGAGGCGCAGAGTGTCTAAGTCTATCAAGCAGATCATAGGAGTATTGGCCGCCGCATTCCCGAATAACAAGCTAAGCCCGGAAACGGTTGGGGTGTATGAACTGGCCCTGGCTGACATTCCTGCCGATGTTTTAGAGCAGGCAACCTTGCATGTGATCGCCCGATGCAAGTTCTTCCCGTCCGTTTCGGAGATCAGGGATGCGGCGAATGCGATCATGGTTGGAATGCACAATGTGCCAACCGCGTTTGAGGCATGGGGTGAGGTCTGCAATGTGATTGCGCGGTGCGGCCAGTATTACCGCTATCAGATAGGAGGCACATTGCCTGAGTATTCGCACCCACTTATTGAGCGGGCAGTGGATGTTATGGGTTATCGCAATCTTTGTGAGAGCGATAACGCAGTTGCTGACCGTGCTCACTTTTTCAGGGTTTACGAAGGGCTTTTGGGCCGTGCTGAAGAAGAGATCAGGATGCTCCCGAGCGTGCGTGAATTTAGCAACCAGTATCAAAGTTTAGGCAATAAATTTGCCGTTACCATCGAAAAAATGCGCTTAGGCGCGCCAAAAGAAAGTGAGTAATAAGCATGTACCAAAAACTAATTATTATCGGACATATCGGCAGCAGCGATCTTAAATACACCGGTGAAGGCAAGCCTGTGCTGAGCTTCAGCGTGGCAACGAGCCGTCGCTACAAGGACAGCGAGGAAACCACTTGGTTTAGGTGCACCTATTGGGGCGAATACGCTGAAGAGGCCAGCAGGCGCCTGGCAAAAGGCATGCGCGTAATGGTCGAGGGGCAGCTGCGGCCGGACCCGGCGACTGGCAGCCCGAAGGTTTACGAGAAACGCGATGGCAGCTGGGGCGCGAGCTACGAGGTGGCGGTGGACACCTATCGCACGCTGAGCAAGAGCGAGGAGGTGAACGCATGAGCGCAATCAACTTGATCACCGAGGCCGAGGCCCTCAAGATTATCGAGACCCGCAGACCCATTGGCTTGTTTATGGCCTGGGAAGGCGGTAAGGCCATTGGCATTGATAACAGCACCGGCGATGCCTGGACGGAAGAATTTCCGGACGCAAAGGCATGCACTAACTGGTTATTGGACGATGGAGGTGAGGCATGAAAATCACTCTGCCCTTTCCGGATCGCAAACTAAGCCCGAACCATCATGCCCATTGGCGCAGTAAGGAGCGGGCGCGAAAGGCGGCTTTCCAATCCGGCTTCGTGGCGACCTTGATGGAAAAGCCCGGCGAAAACTTTGTGAGGGCAGCGGCCTACAGCGTGCAGCTGGTGATCTACCCACCGGATCGCAGGCGTAGGGATTTGGACAATATTCACAGCAGTTTGAAGCATAGCATTGATGGCATTTGCCATGCCCTGAAGGTGGATGATCGCCAGTTCAGGCAGGTTCAACTCGGCTTTGGCGAGGTGCGCAAAGGCGGCCAGGTCGAGATCGAGATCAGCCCGCTCACCGCAGGGGATGGAGGGAAGGAATGACTATATTCACACCGGAGTTTATTGCAGAACAAAAGAAAATGGCAAAAAAAGCCTACATGGCAGAAGCTAGTGATGCAGATGTTGGGCTGTACAGGAGTTATGCGGCAGTGTACTACAGTTATGCGGCAGCGTACTACCCCAAAGCCCTCGCAGAAATCGAGCGGCTTAAGGCTAAGCTGGCCAAGCGCAATAAGAGCAAGTGGCATCCGGCAAGTGAGCGACCGAAGAAATTTCAGGAATGCATTGTGTTGGACAAAAATAAGCGCGTCCATAATTGGATACACGATGACGCCTTATTGCGATAGAGACGCTCATTCCTAAGAATATGGTAAAGAATCACAGGCTTGCGAAAGCAATCAGTGATGCCGCATGGGGCGAGATTGCCAGACAGTTGGAGTACAAGTGCAATTGGTATGGCAAAGAACTTGTCAAAGTAGATAGGTTTTACCCATCAAGCCAAACATGCAACTCTTGTGGCTACAAGAACTCTGACACAAAGAACCTCGCTGTCAGGGAATGGGATTGTCCAAAGTGCGGTGCACATCACGACAGAGACGTAAACGCCGCAAAGAATATTTTAGACGAAGGGTTAAGGACATTAAGTGTCGCTTAACGAAAACGAGTACCGTGGGACGCACGGGAATTTACGCTTGGGGAGAGCATATAAGACCAAACAGGGGCGACGCTCGAAGAACCAAGAATCCCCCGGCTTTAGCCGTGGGGAGTGTCAAAGCCAGAAAGAAATAGGCGCAATGCGCTGAACTCACGAGTAGGATCGTTAGACCACCGGAGTTGTTAGCCCAAAACTGGGCTTTCAGCTTCGGTTTTTGTTTTTAACCACTTGGAGGACATCATATGGATTTTGATCAGATCGTCAACGGAATACCCCTGATCTTTGTTGTGATGGGGCTGGTCGGAATCATTATAAACTCGCTGAACAAAGAGGGTATGCGGTCTTCCAGCCCCAGCCTCGCGGATTTACGCGGGTCTGGTCAGGCAGGATATGACCTTGACATCGGGCTGTTCCTGATGGGTGTCGACGGGTTGGATGGGTTTAAATTGCTTCCTGAAGTGCAGCGGCTCAATATGCGTGCGCTTTATCTGGTCAAGGGGCGCGATATCTACATGAACGATCAGGCGATTATCTACCAGAAAGCGCCGATTTATCCGATTTTTGAGGAGTGGGAGGGGAATCATGCTTGAGATGAACGATATTTGGAAATTAGCGAAAAGTAATTTGACATTTGATGAAATCCTTGAGTGTTTTGGTGACGCTATTGAGAAGCTAGAGGATGATGACAAAGTGGAAATCAAGCAAATTATTGCAACAGCGGATAAGAAGCTAAAGAATGTTGGGCGCATGTCAGCGCTAGAGCTGGTCGGAAAGATCGCTATTAGCGAGGTGCTGGCATGAGCAGAATAAAGACGATAACAAAAATCATTGCTATCGATTTGGAGAGGTGGCAGGTCAGACTGTTGGATAGCCTGGCAGCGGAGAACGGGTGCGAAATCGATGAGCTTGTTAGCCAGGCCGTGCAGGATTGGATTGAGGCTGGAAAATGCTTGAGCTGAACCGCTTGTATAACATGGACTGCATGGATGGGATGAAGCAATTTCCCGATAAATATTTTGAATTATGCATTTGCGGCTTTTGCGTGGGCAAGCCGCATGTCATCGTCCGTTTGCGCGAGATACCGCCTGAGTACGCTCAATGCTTGACATTCGCAACGCAATATGTTATTATTTATTGAGCTTAGGATACGTTATAATAGTGAACAAATAGCCGCTTTTTACCAACGTGTCCTAAGCAAACACTATTCAGGTAGACAGCGGCTATTTGTTTTAGGAGCTTGATGGAATATCACGAAATAGCAAACATATTTCCGATGATGACAGATGCTGAGTTTGAACAGCTAAAAGACGACATAGTGCTAAACGGGCAGCTTGATCCAGTTGTGCTTTACGAAGGCAAAATACTGGACGGGCGTAACCGCTGGAAAGTCTGCACGGAATTGGGACTGGTGATCAATTATGACCAATACCAGGGCGACAATCCGCTTTCGTTTGTAATCAGTAAGAACTTGCACAGGCGGCACTTGAATGAAACACAAAGGGCTGTAATCGGTGCAAGGATAGCAAATATGCAGTTAGGTGACAATCAACACAAAACAGGGTCTGCAAATTTGCAGACCCACATATCCCAGCCTGAAGCGGCAAAGCAATTGAACGTATCGCCTCGAATGATTGCTACAGTAAAAGAAATTGAACGCAAAGCGCCCGAATTTATACCGCGAATGGAACGAGGTGAAATAACGGCAAACCAGGCAGTCACGCAAATAAAAAAAGCTGAAGTGATCGCCAACCTTGAGAACATTGAAACAATAGAGGCTAAACAGATTGAAGGCGTTTACGATGTGATTGTTATTGATCCGCCCTGGCCAATGAAAAAGATAGAGCGTGATGTAGCTCCTAATCAGGTTGAATTTGATTACCCGACAATGACAGAACAGGAATTACGCAATCTTGAAATCCCTTATGCTGACAATGCGCACGTTTGGCTGTGGACAACACATAAGTTTCTACCTTTAGCACTTGACCTTTTAGAAGATTGGGGCTTGAAATATGTATGTACTTTTGTTTGGCATAAGCCAGGCGGATTTCAGCCATTTGGGTTGCCACAATACAACGCGGAGTTTGCCTTATACGCAAGGCGTGGCACGCCCGAATTTATCGACACTAAAAGTTTCAATGTTTGTTTTACTGCTCCACGTGGAGCGCATAGTGAAAAGCCGCAAGAGTTTTATAACGTTGTAAACAGGGTAACTGCTGGACGAAGATTGGATATGTTTAACCGACGCGCAATTGAAGGGTTTGACACTTGGGGAAACGAGGCAAAGTGACAGAAACTTTTAAGCAAAATTGGGACTGGCAACTTCAGCACATCGAGCAAATAAAGTCGATTATAAAAAGTCAGGCAATGCACATCATCAAAGTTGAAGTCTCTTCGCCTGAAGATGACATGAAACACGCTACTGATTTAGATGTGCAAATACTTGGCGGAAGAGTCGCAGTGCGAATTAGGCGTGACATTCGCTACCGTGATCTGACAATTAGGGCGGTAAACAATGGCAAAAAAACGGAAATACACAAATTACGAGAGGGCTACGGCGATTGGTATTTATACGCTTGGACAACAGAAAACAAGGTGTCCGATTGGATATTGGTAGACATTAGCATCATGCGATTAAATAACTGTTTTACTGAAACACGTCCAATAATTATGAATAAAGACGGATGTACTGGATTCGTTACATATAGTATCGGGGAATTGCAAAGGTTTAACGCCGTAGTTGCTCAAAGCGATTGTCTGGGTGGATTTTAACCCTGCGACTGCTTACAACGATATGCACTGGGTGGTCATCGTGGGCCATACCGAGGGGTATACACGAACATTTGGGACTGGTAACTCCGCTGATTATTACGCTGCTGCATGCAAGCGAATGGAATTAGAGCGCAAACAGATGAAGCTTGACTTCGCGGTGACGGGGGCTGACGAATGACGACCATCGCCTACATCCTGACTGGGATTATCGCGCTTGGCGCGTTGCTGTATCTCGCTGCGGTCGGTTTCCTGTGGGCGATGAATAAAAGCTTTGAAGGATTCGATGAGGAGGAAGAATGAAATACGCGTGTGAATATTGCCTAAAACTTTTCGATGAAGAATCCGACTGCACCAGCCACGAGCATGAGTGCTATGGGAATCCGGACAAGGATGACTGGAAGCTGGAAGAGGGAGAACGATTTGGATACTACGATGGTTGACGATTGGGGGCGGATAGATTGACAGACCGCATACCAGTGCCGACAGAATCGCAGGAGCAGCAGGCTCTTTTCCAGTGGGCACGCATTATTGAGCCGCAACTTCCCGCGGTTGGGATGCTGTATCACATCCCGAATGAAGGGAAGCGTTCGTATGCAGGGGGAAGGCGAGCCATAGCCGAAGGTCTACGTAAGGGGGTTCCCGACCTTTGCTTGCCTTTCCCCGCAGGACAGTATCACGGGCTATACATCGAGTTGAAGCGCATCAAAGGCGGACGGCTGACACCAGAGCAGCGGGATTGGATTGACGCGCTCCAGCAGGCGGGATACCAGGCGCAGGTTTGTTACGGATGGCGACATGCTGCTGACGTGATTGAGGAATATTTAGGTGAGAGCGGATGATAAGCTTGTGCAAACGCGATTCTGAACTGGTATAATGTAATTAAGGATTTGGCTCTGAGAAGGCAATCCGAATTATTGGAGGACATCATATGGATTTTGATCAGATCGTCAACGGAATACCCCTGATCTTTGTTGTGATGGGGCTGGTCGAGTTTGTCAAAGCTTTTGGCGTGCAGGGCAATGCGCTTACCGCCGTGAGCTTCGGGATTGGCCTTGCGCTGGGACTGGCCTATCAGATCAGTCTGGCTGTGCCGGTTGGATTTGCGGGCTGGTTTGGCGCGGTGATCTTTGGGCTTGCGCTGGGACTGGTGGCCAGCAAGGTCTACGACGCTATCCGGAGCGCGGCTAAGACTGGCGGCTAATGATGGACTGGGGCGCGATCGTTATTGCAGCCCTGACTGGCGGGGCAATCGTCAAGCTGCTAGACGTACTGGGCACGCATTTAGGGCTTAGGAGCAGCGATACCGGCACCGCCATGAAAATCCTGGAAAACCGGATTGAACGCTTGAACGTGCGAGTAGACAATTACGAAGTGAAGATAGCCGAGCTGGAGGCTGAACGGGTGGCAACATCACAAAAACTGACCGAAGCCCGGCAAGAGATGGCCGCAAAAGACGTGCGCATCAAAGCGCTTGAGACCGAAAACCTGCGTCTGGAGGCGACGTTGCAAGAGATCACCGTTCAGCTTGTTCAGCGCGATGAACAGATTGACCGCCTTGAAAGCCGTGTGATCAAACTGCTGGCCCGGGTGGACGAACTGGAGGGGAAGGCTTAGATGGCAAAGAAACCTATCGGGTGGACGAATATGAGGCTGGCATGGAGCCGAGTCTGACTGCATTGGCAGAGGTCTACAAAGTGCAAACGTTGGTTGATTTTGGCATTCGAGTGACCCTTGATCTTCAAGAAACTGATACCGAATTTGCTTATCTGCTTATGAAGCAAAAGCGCGATGGCGGCTTAGTAACAATTGGAATTCCAGAGGATGAAACAGGTTAAGCTGAACGTTAGGCAGGAACAATTCGTTCAAGAGATTGCAAAGGGCAAAACCCAGAGGCAAGCTTATTTACTTGCTTATCCTGGTTCTAAAAAGTGGAAGCCTGAAACGGTGGATTCTAAGTCTTCGGTGCTTGCTAATAATGGTAAGGTTTTGGCAAGGTTAGAAGAAATCCAACGAGAGATTGAACGGCGAAACAGCGTTAGTCGCGAGGCGGTTATTGAACAGCTTCGAGCTCTTGGTTTTGCTGATATTCCCGTCCGCAACGTAAGGGCTTCTGACAAGCTGAAGGCATTGGAAATCATTGTGCGCATATTGGGTTATGACAAGCATGGCTCAAATGAGATTACCGAAGCGAGCAAAGCCGCCCACGCCAATCTTGTATCTGCCATCAAGGAGCTTAGCCGTGCGGGTCAGTGAGTTCAGCCCCAAGCAGGGCGAGGTACTGAAGTTCATCGTTGAGCCAGAAGAGGTGCTGGTTGCGGATGGGTCGGTGCGGTCCGGTAAGACCATGAGCATGATCGTGGCTTACATCATCTGGGCAATGGAGCACTTTGACCGTACGAACTTTATTATCGCTGGAAAGACGGTTACTTCCACCGAGCGCAATATCATCCGACCCCTTCAGGACGTTGAAGGACTGCCTTATCG